TGGCATTTAGCCACCTTCTTTCAGTAGCTGTTCAGCTTGTTCTTTGCCTTGCACCTTCTGTCCGTTCACCTCATACCAACCGCCGCCGAGATGCCTCAATTCAGCAGGCTTGAAATCAGCAGTTTCTCTTTTCTGGGCTGGAGCCTCTTCGGCAACCCCGGCATCTATCATTCGTTTCGCTTTTGCATCTTCTACATCGTATATCTCGCCCTTTCTACGAGAAACATTAGCACCAGCAGAAGCAGATAGCATTTTAATCCTCATCATTAACACCTCCAACAAGAGATAGGGGTGGATAACCACCCCTATAATCTCTTAAGCACTTGACATTTTCAGGTATTTAACTGCTTCTGCAAGAACCAATTTACCGTCTGTGCGTTTGTGCATCCGGAAACCTACCTGTCCGCTTTCAGCGTATTTCTCGTTTAAACGCTGCATGGTGATACCTCTGCGATCGAGAATCCAGTATTTAGAGAAATCTCCAAATGCTAACGGCTTATTCTCAGCGCCTAAGTCATCGACTTTCTCAGAGATATAAACCGGACGGCCCAAAATACGATCGGGTTCTCCTGCCTGCAATCCGGGCTGCCACAAGAAGTGGTCATTGTCATCCTTGAGTTTACGGATTGCCTTTATTGCATCATCGCTGGCCAACCAGCTTGCACGCCCACGATAAGGCCTCCGCAAACTATGATACAGGTCAATTAATTCGAGTGCTGTAATTTCATCTGTTGCTGCAGCTTCTTTCCCTTCCTGTCCACCAATCATCACACCTTCGGGCTTGTTGGCGCTATCGCCTTTAACAAATGCTTCTTCCTCTTCTTCGCCGAACGTCCTCCGGAATACGTCCTCGATGTGGGAGGGAACATCCATGAAGGCATCCTGCAAGAATTCCTCGGATACCTTAATTATACGGCCCAGCTTGTGAGCGGCAATAACTTTTTGGTTATAAGTAATATCCGATTCTTGATAGCTTCCTTCCTCGTCAAGCCATGTTGCACTGCCGTGGTCATCAATGATAGGGATATCCCTGTCGCCACTCTCGGAAGTCCTTACCGTTGCAAGGCTCCTCATTACTACCTCATCGGCAAGTGCTTCAACTAAGCGCCGTTCAAATTCATCGGGCACAGTATATCCACCTTCACTATTGCTACCGATGTTCAAGCTCCGCTTTTCTTCCAGGTCAAGCTCGTGTGCACCATAGCGAACTGCACGCCAGAATGCTTGGCGATATTCTGCTCCTTCGTCTGCACTTCTACCTACATGTTTGTTAGGGTCATGGTTTTCGATAGGAGCTGCAAGTTCTCTCTCCAGGTTTTCCAGGCGCTCTTCTTCATCTATGCGCTCCTTGATTTGATCTACCTCTGCCATAATGCGCTCATAATGACTCTTCTCTTCTTGGCTTAAATCCCTGCTTTCTTGCTCCTGGCGATCCCAAACTTCCCTTGCCTGATTAATCAGGTTTGCCCTCTTTTCTCTTAATTCAATGCTCTTTGACATTTTAGTCACTCTCCTTTTTCATGTGTTTAATTTCACCCTTAAGCCACTCTATTTTCCGCTTAAGTTCGTCAATCTCAGATTCACTTTCTTCCTTTTCCTCTTCTGGTAACAGCGACTGCAAGTGATTTATAGCATTTCTTATTATCTGCTCATCGTGTTCATCTATATCTTGTTTGGATGAGCGAGCTATCGCCATATCCAGCTCCCTAACAGCCACATTTGTGTCCGGGTTAGCGGCAAATGTTACTGGTGATACTTCAATCAGGTCAACATCTTTTAATGTTCTAACAACATTCATCGGGTCGCTCTCATCATATTCTTCTTCACGCACAAAAAAACCGAAGCTCATTTGACTGACATCACCTCGGCGTAGTGACTCCATGAAATCCCTTGCCCACTGTGTATCAGGTGGGTCTATTTCAACGTGTAAGCCATGCTCATCCTCTTCCAGTTTTAGGGTTCCTGCCTTATTCCTGCCAAAAACATACCCATTGTCGTGATTCCATAAAGCCCGAATGTCATTGTTTGCGATTGATTCTGAGAATGCCCCCTCCTCAATCTTTTCCTTGTAAAAACCCATCCTTCCCGGAATAGTGTAAGGGGTGTTAAACAAAGCTGCATATCCGGTTATTTTAGGCTTTTCTGTGTTTTCCTCTCTCAATTCTACATGACTGTTAAAAAAACCCCGGCATTCCTTCTCCATGCTCCTCACCCCCTTTCCACGCGATGAAAGTCAATAAAGTATATCTTGTCTTCTTCATCGTTGTAGATACAATTTTTCCATGATACGTCTGATATTTTATAGCCAAGATTCTCTATCTCACGCTGTTTGCGCTCCATCAATTTCTTGACATATCCCCTCATTTTGCCACGGTAGTTATCTGTTCTAACTCCTATTGCTCTTGGCATCACTAACACGTTGTCAACCTTCTTGCAGGGCAAAACACCATCCACATGCTTTGATATTTCGGTCTGCAAGTTGGCCATCCGCTCCAAGTCTTTGTCTTTCATGGCATTAGATTTTGCAAACTTCACAACATACGAATCGAAAAGAAGCACCGTGAAGTGCTTCCCGTCATTGTTTATTTCAAAATTGATGTTCACATATAATCACCCTTCCGGCTCTATTTGGCACTCACAGGCGAAGTGGATAGGCGGGTGAAAACTTGGCCTCTTTACTTTCATGTCAAACTCCTCCCCTTCTGCTTCAAGTTTTTCGTTGCCGCCAAGGAATGGCTGGTCAATTCCAACAACTTTACCGTTTAATTCTTTGCAGTAATCGCAAGTATCATTGCCAGCATTGCGCCACACTAAATACTTAACTCCCGCTCCTGCCATAATTGCTCTTGTTATCGCATTGCCTAATTGCCGTGTTTCATTCCTTGCCTCTTTGTCGGGACGCTTCTCCTCCCACTCCTTAAGTCTCTCTTCAATTAATGCGTATTCTTCTTCGTCTGCTTCTCCAACATTCCTTAATAGTGCTGCAAGCTGCCCTTTTGAAGAATTGGTATAACGCTTTGAGTATGTTTCCAAGTACTCTTCAAGGAACTCTTCGTCATCCTCACTAAGTGTTTTATCAATATCAATGTCCTCTGCCACATCATCTCTCATGTCCTGTGCAAGTCGCTTAAACACCGGCCGCATCTCTGTTTTTATATCCTCTCCAAGCTCTTCATAATAACCTTCCAGCCAAACCTGGAAACCTTGCTGACTCCGCTCTAAATGTTCACTGGCTTTTTCTAAAACATCTTTCTTTTCCTTCGCCACTATCCGGGCAGCGCGTTGCCTGACCTCATTCTCTCTTTGTTTTGACTTTTCCAACCGCGACCTTCCGCCACGTCTTTCTGGAGCTCTCCCTTGTGCGCTTCTTATTATTTGGCTTCGCAACAAACCATTATCCTCTTGCTGATTGGCTTGGTCTATCGGCATCATGTTCTGCTGGATGAAGTGCTGGTCTGCTTCTGGTGCATCCGATGGATTCATATTCTCCATAGCTCGCACCTCATTGATTGTCAAAAAACCGTAATTTATACCCGTGCTGTATGCCTGATATCGTGTTTGTATGTCTGCTCTCAACAAACTATCAATTAAAAACTCTGCAAAATATTGCTTCCTACTCTCCGGTGTAAACAGTTGATTATTAACTGCCTGCTCAATTCTTGCTAGCCACGGCTGGATAGAATATTTCAAGAAGTCGAGCGATTGCTGCTCAATGCTTGCATAGCTCGAACCCTTCTCAACATCGGCAAGCAAATATAACGGAACCCTAAATATCCTCGCAATATCGCGTTTTTGGAACTGCCTGGTCTCCAAAAACTGTGCATTGTCCGGTGGTATGCCGATTTTTTCAATATCCATGCCCTCTTCGAGCAACATTAATCGGTGCGCATTGCCTAAACCCTCATGTTTGCGCTCCATGTCCTTTTTAAGTCTATGATAAGCCTCGTCTGATAGCTTACCTGGGTGCTTTGCAACTGCCCCCATGTTTGTGCCTTGCCCAAAAAACCGGGAGCCAAACTCTTCCGTTGCGAGGTCAAGCCCTATGCTCTCCCTCGCATAGCCAATAGGTGACAACCCCTGCAGGCCATCAAACGCCATGCCGGGAATGTGCAACACATACTTGCCAGTCAACCTGCGCTCCTCTCCATTGGGCAAATAAGTCACATACACCCTTTCGCGGCCATTGCCTACATAGTAAACGGTTGTCTGGCTCGGCAGCAATGGCCACAGCGCCCGCGGTTTTCCATCCCCACGGTATTCTATCTCCGCATAGTGATTGCCCCACAAGAGGAGATGCATCAACATCGCCTCTTTGTAATTATAAGCTGACATCTCCGGGTTCGGCCTGTTCTTTAAAACATCGTATAAAAGGTGATTCATCGCTCGCGACTTTCCTCTTTCTTCACGCTGGTAAACTATAAGCGGCAACATAGCAACTGACTCGGATATGATGCGCACACACGCAAAAACCGCCGATGATTTCATGGCGGTTTCTTCTTTTACATTTTTGCCGGTGTATGATTTTGTAGTTCCGAACGCTTCTGCCATCCAGTCGTCAGGCTCTTTCAGCGTAGCCTTGCGCTTCTCCAGCCAGTCAGTTATCACAGGTATTCTCAATATTTTTCACTCCTTATAAAACTCTCACGTCTTGCCGTTCGTAAATGCTCTCTTTATCCTCGTGACGCATAGCCCTGTCCATCGCGGTTATCGTTGCCACCAAGCCATCTATCCGCCCGGTGTTCTTCTTCTTTACTGGCCTTATGTTTTCG